CAGCAGAATTATTGGAACAACAGATAATGCAAGTATGATGCATACCCATATTGTGAAATGTGATCCGTCAAGATGGCCGTTCTTTTTTAAACAGTTCATCATTCCTCCTTGGGTTAGTCGGCAACATCGTTGTCGTCCATCATTTCAAATCCTTCGGACAACATACGGCCAACAGGTTTCATCGTTACCGGATCGGTTTCGTCCCTACTGTTCATTCCCGGCCAGAATCGCCCGTATTGTGGTGCCTTGCGTTCCCCCCTCCCAACCATCGTGCGTTTAGCACAATCTGATTGCTCTTGCTCATCCGCAGTAGGGTACTGCTGTAGGTGATCGGGTTTTTTAGACATCAATCAATCCTCCCACCGCCCGGAGAGCAGGTATACCCAACCTGACGGAACTCGAATATTTCAAACTCAAGCTGTGGCCGGTCATCTTTGAGCAGGTTGCAAATTTTCTCAGCCCGATCCTTTGTGGCAAAGAAATTTGCATACGCAGTTATCCACTTCGTGATCGCTAGATCAGGAACAGGTGTATAGGTTGTGCTTCCTTTTGGTCGAACTCCGATCATGTATGTGACTTGTCGCTTAACCATCTATCCTTCCTCCTTGGGTTTTTCACGTCGTTTATATTCACAGTAATCCAAGCGGTAAGACCCGTCTGGACAAACGCGGAAATAACAACGCCTATCCACACGTTCCATGAAGAAGATGTGCCATTCCCAGTTCATTCCTCCGCACCAAATCTTGAAGAAAATCAGTTTCGGATGCCAGTTGGAATACCAGTCACGCCAATAGCGGTTGTTCATACGTTTACGAGTCACTATTCTTCCTCCTGTTTCGTTACTTCCTCGGTTATATCATACCACTCGCCGGAAATGATCTTGCAAGCGGCATAGCACAGGCAATCAATGGGGTCTTTGGTTGCCCCTTTCGGCCCGTCGGCACCGGTCCAGTATTCAAGCGCAAATATCAGATTTTTCGCCTTCTCAGAGATATACAGTTTAGGCGGATCAATAATTTCGCCTTCTGCGTTCTCTTCGTAATCAAACAGGGTGTTGGTCATTTGCACGCGCTCGTCGATGGCGATGCCGGGTGCCAGGCACATTTCTAAACCGTAGTCCTTCAGCATTTCATACAAGGATGAAGTGCGGTCGTTCTCGATACGCGGCGAAGAGGCGGCGCGGCTATCTATGCCCCGCTGCTCTATTTTGAGTTTGGCATTGGATCCCGGAAGCGCGGCATCGGCCTCGTCATATCCGCGATTGCGCGCCTCGATCAAAGCTACCTTGTGAAGATGCGGATACATATAATCCCTCTCTTCCGCCTCATCATTTTCCGCCTCTTGTTCACGGAAGGTTCGGGCCTCTTCAAAGTCCCAGCCTTCAAGCCTGGCGAATTCCTGCACGTATTTCTGGACACCCCACTTGATAGTATCGGCCGCATCAGCCAAATCGCCGTCATTGATGCCGCCCTTCTTGCCGCTGGGCTCGGCCCACTTACCGAAAGGAACGTCTGCTGCGCCCGGCGGATCCTGTGCCGGCCAATCCGACAGCACATAAACTGTTTCACCGCAAATGCGCAGATAGATGAAGAAGAACGGCCGCGCGCCAGGCGTCGGGTCGATCATCTGATAGTTGGTGCCGACGGTCGGGATCCGGCTTTCGGGTAATACATGCAGCTCCCGGCTGAATCCGGGAAACTGCCCGCTAAAGGTCTTCGTTGCCCATCCATACAGGCGCTCTCTAATCACCCGGACCGTGTTGGTCTTCCATATGTTATACACGGCTGCAGGACTACCGAAAGGGTTGTCCATCGGCTGGAAGAACACAACTCCGCGGTGGTCCGCATAGCACCGGACCACCCGCGGCGCCTGGTCGAACATACGGCCAGGCTCCGGGGCCGGCTGGCTCATGCGCTCCGGCCTTTCCCAAAGCCTCTGCTCCTTCCACTGCTGGAAACTAATCATTTCAATCTTCAGTGGCAGTCACATTATCAAAGTTAATAGAGTTTAGGGCGTCTTGCATTTGGCACATAACGGCTAATATCTTCCTGCGCTCTTGATTTATTTCGCGGGCCATTTTATTCGTTAATGAAAAGCCCGCCATGCGCCGGACCTCGATTTGCACTGCCCGTTCAGGGTCGTCCATTAGAACCCGCGTTGCCAGCTTATCAAGCTGCGGTAAAACACGGCTCCATGTTAAGAGCAGTTCCTTAACATCTTCCTGCAGCATAGCCAGCGCTACCGCGTGCTGTTCCGATTCCAGCCATATCCCTTTAAACGGCTGGATGATCTCTTTTTCCTGGGCTTCATTATTCTTCATTTTCTCTTCCCTTTCGTGGTTTATATTTACCGCACCAATCCCCCCAACCGATTTCCGGCCAAGGAGCCGGACCAACTACCGGCGGGTTTATCCTGCAGATACCATACGGCCCTTTGTCCAGCTTAACAAACTTGTTATCACAATCCCGAAAGTACGCTATCGCCTCATCGAAGAAGTCACAACTTTTACATTCCCTGCCGTTTTCTCCTGTATCGCCGGGGCACCATGAGGGCGAGTGGTACAATATAGCCTTGGTGCCGTTGGCGCACCTCTTCCAAGTGTTCACAATTTTTACATTCCCTACCGTTTTCTCCCGTATTGGTGACGCCGGCGCACACCTTTCAAGGTCAATGGGAATTACCTTAATGTCTTGTTTCGTATATCCCAGCTCCTTGCGATAATCCTTCAGAGCCGCCACTGCCAAGTCAACCCCGCGAGAGCGCTGTTCATGGTTTTTGGGATCGCAAGCCTGCAGCAGTGTTTTAGGTGAAGTCCGTCTGCCGGACAGCTGTTTCGACAGCATGGCGGGCTCCACCCCGATTCTCTTGGAAAATTCCCGCTGGGTGATTTTGATTTCGGCAAGCAGTTCACGCAGCGCAGATGAAAAATATTTATGGTTTTTCATTTCCCTCCTTTTTTATGGTTTTCTATTTAACCATCTTTTTCGTTAGCAGAGTGTTTTTAATGCGCAGCGATTTAAGGGTTTCCTTCAGCCCTCTGATGTTGAGCTTCTCGGCTTCTAGGTCGCGGCGCAGCTTTTTATTTAAACGCTCCTGTTCTGCATATTCCCTTCTCCATTCGTCAGCGCGGGTTTTTAAGACCGCGTTGTCCCTTTCAAGACCGCTGTTGATATTGTCCGTGAGCGCGGGCAGCCTGGGCGCATCCGCAATCCTGCGTTTTGCACAGCTTAGTTGATTCTTAAGGTCGGGAATTTCCTGGCAGATACTCTTGAGTCTGTTGATTTCCTGGCGGCAATCCGCCAGTTCACTCCCCAGCACATCAGCTTTTTCCGTCTGCTGCTTAAGTTCAACTTCACTCCCCAGCACATCAGCCATTATGTCCGAATTGACCTTCTTCAAAGCCCCAATCTTCTTCTGAAGTTCCGCTTCCGCGCATTCTAAATCGCGGGCTCTGAGGGCGGTTTCCGTGAGTATCTCAACTAATGATTCGAGCGTTACTTTTCTCATTTTTTTCTCCTTTTTTGTTTTTCATTCGGCCGCCTCTAACCAGCAATGCACGTCTTCCGGCCGGGTACGGCGCGGATCGTCAGCCCAGCAAGCCGCGCGTTCCTCTGCGCTATGAAAACCATAGGCGCGAATCTCATCCGGGCCGAGCGTGTCCAGCGGCAGCAGATAGGCAATACATGACTTGGCTATTTCCGACGCGGACATAAACATATTTACCGTGGCGCTCCATCCTTTGATCGGCGTGAAGGTGTCCACCATCCAGCCGTCGCGGTCGCCAATGCGGCCCTCCAGCGTCGTTTGGAAATTAGGCGGTATCAGCTCATCGCCCCATACCCATTTAAGGGCTGGTCCTTCCAGCGTTTCCTCTTTCTGTGAATAGTTCCGCAGTGAAACCAGGCTGGCATTCGGCAGCACGTAGCGGTTATCTGTAAATCCATTGTGTTGAGAATATTTAATGTAGGTGGTCTTGCTCTTAATGTCGCTGCCGGTGCGGATCTCCGCCGGCAAATGCCGATAGAGCGCCGGCTGCATGATTTCAATGGAGTTGTCATTGTTCTGCGCATAGCACCAGGCAATCTCGCCGGGAAAGTCATTCATTATCTGATTGGTGCGTTTCGCCGCATATTCCGTTTTGCCGGAACGGTTCGGGCCGGATATAAGCAGTACCTTGAGCCGGGTTGATGTATGCAGCAGCTTCAGGCGCATGGCTTCGCTCCACTCTTCCCACACCCACCCGAAGCGCGCCTCGATCTCTTCTGCAAAAGCCAAATCATAGAGCGGCAGACCCAGCAGCGCATCGCAGACCTTCCAGATCGGCGGTTCCCAGCCATAGCGGATAGGATCCCGCTGTTCTTGCATTATGGCGGCATCGCGGCTCTGGCACGCCTGTTCATATAGCTTTCTGACAACCTCTTTTTCCCGTATTGATCCATCCGGCGCGCGCCAGAAATCGGCCACACGCGGCGTTCTGATCACCGGATGAGTTTGCGGTTTAGGTGGCATTGTCTTTTTCCGTTTCTTTGGCGTTCTCTTCCCGTACCCTAACCAGGATGGCGCGGAGCATTCCCATATCGTGGCAAAGCTCGATATAGGCCGCTTCCAGCTGTTTCAAGCGTTCCTCCGGCGTCTGACCTATCTTAACTTCCCTCATCTTGTTTGCGCTCGATTTGGGGCTTTCTCATGCCTTTCATTTTTGCCAGGGCATCACCCTCATCGTGTGCATAACCCACAATGACCCAGTTGTGCGGTTCCCCAGTATCCATTGCATTTTTGGCCAGGTCTACGCAGGTCCGCAGCGGCAAAACCCGGAAACTTCCGAATTCAGCGCAGAACTGGATCATAAACACATCGCCAATTTTCATACACCGCCCCCTTCGATCATTTCATCGGCCGCGTCGTCACCGAGCGCCTGGTCGAGCGCCGCAAGTGCGTCCGGGATCGTGTGGCTCTCCGGGCCGCGGACTTTTTTCCCATGTTTCCAGTACATGGTGGCTTTGACCTTGCGGCGCCGGCGGGTAATCGTCATAACGCCGCCGTTCTCCATCGCTTTATTTATCCAGTAGTATTGCATTTATCCTTTCCCGGACGGCTCGGACGGGTTAAATCAACTCCTTCTAATAAATTCCGTCTAAATTCCGTCTAAATTCCGTCTAAATTCCGTCTAAATTCCGTCTAAATTCCGTCTAAATTCCGTCTAAATTCCGTCTAAATTCCGTCTAAATTCCGTAAATCCCGTAAATCCCGTAAATCCCGTAAATCCCGTAAATCCCGTAAATCCCGTAAATCCCGTAAATCCCGTAAATCCCGTAAATCCCGTAAATCCCGTTTAAACGCTCAGGCTCATTGTGGATCGTTCTACTCCACATCGAAATCATCATCCCCGTCGCAGACGCGCTCACCGGGTATGCTGCTCTGGGCCTCTTCATCAATCGTTTCCCGCTCGTACCGGAGTAGGTCTGCCGCCATCGTTTTATAGCCCGTTCCCGCTTCGTCCAGCCTGAAATAGCTAGCAGCCAGCACCAGGGGAATCTCTCCGGTTTCACCGTTTTGGTTTTTGGCAAGATCCGCTATGACCGGCCGGTAATATTTCTTTTCAGCCTCCGGCGGGAGCGTCAGCCACTCCGTTTCCTCTCCGTTTTCATCCCATGCAATCGCGGGGAAATCTTCAGGGAGCGCCTTGGAGAGCAATATAACCTGCGTGGCATTCTGCTCAATGTTGCCGGAATCCCGCAGATCCGTGAGGACCGGCCGGCGTCTTTTTTCATTCGGCCGGGCTATGGCGCGGCTGAATTGACTCAACAAAATTACAGGTATATCAAGCTCAAATGCCAGGGCTTTGAATGTCCGCGTCACCACTCCCATAAGCATATTCATGTTGCTGTCGATGCGCCCGTCGTCCGTGACGACCAGCTGCATGAAATCGACTGTTAGCAGCTGAATGTCGTGCTTGATTTTCAACATGCGGGCCTCTTGGCAAATTCCAGACACGGTGCCGTTTTCAATGATGTAATAAGGCCATGTTGCAATCAGGTTCTTGCACTCCTTGACCGTTGCCATCTGATTCCATTTTGCATGACCATGTTTAAGCCGCGGCAACGATATGCGGGCCTCGCGGACCACCGAGCGGCAAAGCAGTGACTCCACACTCATATCCAGACCGGCCCGGCCGATTGGGCAGCCGTTTCTGGCAAGGTGATCGCATAAATTCAACTCGAAGGTCGTCTTGCCGCCGCTTTTTTCTGCTCCGACGATAATCAAACCGGGCTCAAGACCGCACATTAACTCATCGAGCGCCGGCCATGGCAGCGGAAGGCCGTTGGTTATCTCCCCTTTTTTAATGGCCACCATTCGGTCATACCAGGCATCCAGTATCTCCTTGTTAGTCTTCTGACAGCCACCGGTGGACATGATCGGGGCCAGCAACCTCGGAATATCCCGCACAAGCTCCTGACCGGTTTTTTCTCCGGCATAAGCCTCATCCATCAGATTTATTGAAATCTCAATGACCTTCCGCCGCAGATATTTTTCAATGACAATCTCAGAATAAGGGCCCACGTTTTCGGCCAGGCTGTTGCTCTGCATAATCGAAGCAAGCACATCATAGCCGATGCGTTCTGTTTCGTTGCGGTCTTTCAGCCATTCCGTAATCGTTAAGGCATCCATCCCGCGGCCGTCTTTCGCCATTTCATACAGGCTATCGCAGAGCATTTTATGGCGGGCGTCATAAAACATTTGCGGCCGCAGTTTTTTTCCCTGCGCCTTTCCAATGGATCCGACGGGATCTATAAACATCGCTTGCAGGACGGCTAGCTCGGCTTCTGGCGAATGGGGCGGTATGCGCAGCTCTTCAATATTTCTCATTTTTTACGTGCTCCTTTGTACTGGTTCGGCGGTTTGGTCGTGTCAATATTCTTCACCTGGGCGGCCGCCTTCTTTTTTTTGCGGAGTTCCCGCTCCACCTGAATCCGATAGGACTTGCGGAGATACTTCTCGAATTCCCGCAACGGATACTTAAGTTCGGCGCCGGCCATGTGCCTAGAGAAAACCTTGATTGATTCAACCACGTCGGGCATGGTCGTACTGGATCTGCAGGCTGCAATGGAAGCGTAGAAGGGGATCTCCCCGATTTTCCGGCAGGACGGATGTGAGTTTTGGAACATTTTGAGCATATCAGGTGAGGAAGCCCCATTTACTTCTTCTCCTTCTTTTCTTTCTTCTCTTTCTTCTGTTGTACGCACCTCGTACGCACTTCGTACGCGGCTCATCGTCGTTTCATAGTCGTCCAGCAACGCATCATCTACGCACAATTCTTGGTAAAGATCGTAGTTACAGATAATTAGGTGCGTCGTTTTAGTGTTGCGCAGCAACTTAATTTGTCCTAACTTTTCCAGCGTTTTAAACCACCTTCTTACCTTATCGCGATCCCACTTCCAGCGCCTTCCCCAAGTCTTGCATGAATAGGCCACTTCGCCGCGTCGCACCTCAACAATATGCCCGCCTATTATGGTCACAGCCGGCGTTGGATGCCAGCGCGCCTCATAGAGCATGTCCAGCCAAGCACTCCGCTTATCGAAGGGGTCAGGGTCGTTCCAGATCGGGTTTTTCTGGAATTTCCGGTACGCCTTAATGTAGCCGCCCGCCTTATCGTCTGTTCCGTTTTCTACCATGTTCCTCTCCATCTTGGCATCCGCTGGGTGCATTCCCATAGGTCTTGCTGGATCCATTCAGCTTTTACCCTCATTTTTAAGGTGAAATTGATGTTTGAATTGACGCGGATTCGGAATTTTTTGGTTTCAAACAGGTTATCTTGTTGGCGCTCCTTGTCCGTCAGGATTGGCCAAAGGATCCGGTTATAATAATCGAACCCGTTTTCTTTGACCCATTCCGGGGCCAGCTTGGCAAGCAGGATTTTTATATTTCCAGTAGGCTCCGGCTCGATGAATTCGGCCGCCGGGCAGAGCCAGGGCGCGCTCAGCAGCTTTTGATTCGGTGGTGCGGGTTGATAGAGGATGTTTCCGGGCGGTTTAGGCGGTCCATGCGGCCGCACGTCTGCGAGTATGAGGATAGTTGGTACATCACGCCCTAATATCAGCGCCGGCGCTTTATGGGCCAGTTTTTCAAGGATTTTGTGGCCGGCCTCCTGCGTGTAGGCCATCACTTGCCGATTGCCGTACCGGGTAAGTCCATAGTCACCGGTTTCCAGATGCTCCTTGCGCGCCTTGCGCATGAGAGCGTGGGATATACCGATAATTTCAGCCAGTTTTTTTTCTGAATAGATAACGTCCATTTTTTCCCCTTTCCCTGTAGGTCTTCAAATCTTTCATAAGAAGCCGCGTGTACCGGCCTCGTACAGCCGCACAATTAACCCCCATGTTCCTGATGGTCCGTCCATATCATCCTCATAATGGCCGGATCCGATGCCGCCGAGCGAAGGCGGGAGGGGGTTTTTGCAGCTGGCGCAAAGCGTTTCGCGGCCGTCGAACACCGGAATAATGTCGCCGCATTCGCTACATTTTCCCATAATTCGCCCCTTCTTTTTTACAGCCCTACGGCCTACGAATTCGATCTGTATTGCTTTTAAACCATGCGGCAACCCAATCACCCGCCTTAATGCGTGTAACGCTGCCGTGCGGCCGCACAGACGGCCCCCTTTGGCTAATAAAATTTTCTGGCACTACCCATTTAGTAGGTCCGACGGCATTGCGCGCCGAACCCCCCCCCCCGCCTGGCGCGCGTCCACTGTACGCGCACCGCGCCGGCGACGCCGATCCGCTGCCCGCGGCCGGCCGGATCGGCACCGAGCAGCTGCGGACCATGGCCAGGCCACCGGCACCCGGATCGCTGGCCAGGCTGCGGA